GGAGCATCTTTGCTCCACTCGTGAGGGCTCCACTCGTCAGGGACCCACTCAACAGTGATCCACTCATCGGGTTCGACATGGCGATCCTTCCAAAGTTCCGTTCAGTCTTCCGAGCCGGGGGTTGTACAACTATCGGCAGATAACAAAAAAGGCCACCTGCGGGAGCCGGTTCGCCCCGCTGGTGGCCTTGATCCCGACTCGGGTTTGGCCTACCAGGCGGGGCCGGCTACGGTGACCCCGGAAATAATAATAATCCCTACCGCGACGGAGATGGAGTGGCTGGAGAGCCCGGTCAGGCTCATGCGGCGAACTCCGTTGCAGCGATGCACAGTATCCAGTATAGGCCGAGAGTTTGCCAAATGCAATAGGCTAAGTCCATAAAGTCTATTAATGATGAGATTGAATCGATGGGGCACCGGGAGGCGGTCACAAGCGGAGTTTCTATCCGTATTGGTTTACGTTTCAATAGGTTACATGGTTTTGGTCTTGAGCTGATGCACGGGGTGAGTGGTAGGCTCGAACTGGAAGAAGACTCCTGCGCAGAAAAGGAGCAACGGTGAGCACACAAAGCAAGAAGGTTCGAAGGAAGAGAGGATCGACGCCAGGATCGGGGAAGGTTGGGGGAGACAAAGAGACGAAGGTAAACGGCAACCGCAACCGGGCCCAGGTAGTGAAGGGCCTGATCGCGAAGATGGAGAAGACACTGGGAGTTGTGAAACCGACGGTAGGCGACTTCATCCGGCTGTTGCAACTTCAGAAGGATCTGGATGAAGACGAGGTGCGGGAGGTGACGGTGACGTGGGTCGAGCAATCGGAGAAGGAAAAAAGAAAAGGGAAATAGAGTATGCGCCGCTTCCGTCCCAGGCACGGTTTCACGATTCGGGTCAGCGGTTCAAGGGTTTTTCGGGGCCGATCGGGTCAGGCAAGAGCCAGGCGCTTTGCCAGGAGGCGATCAAGCTGAGCTACCTGAATGCCGGAAGGCTGGGTTTGATCGGGGCGCCGACATATCCAATGCTGCGGGACTCGACCCAGGCGGCGATGCTGGACATACTGGAGACGAACAGGATTCCGCACGAGCTGAACAAGGCAGAGAACATTCTGTTGATCAAGGACACTCGGTCGCGGATCCTGTTCCGCGCTGTGGAGGAATTTGAGCGGCTGCGGGGAACCAACCTGGCGTGGTTCGGGCTGGACGAGCTGACGTACACGCAGGAGGAGGCGTGGCTGCGGCTGGAGGGACGGCTGCGGGATCCGAAGGCGAAGCGGCTGTGCGGGTTCGCGGTGTGGACGCCGAAGGGGTTTGACTGGGTGTACCGGCGGTTCCTGGAGAATCCGGTGGAAGGTTATGAAGTGACGATCGCCCCCGCATTTGAGAACAGCCATTTGCTGGGGAAGGTCCCGGACTTCTATGACCGGCTGAGGCGCAGCTACGACGAGGAGTTCTACCGGCAGGAAGTGCTGGGGGATTACCTGCGGCTTTCGGGCGGCAGCGTGTACCACGCGTTCCAGCGGGCAGTTCACTTGCGGGAGAAAGAAGTGGACCGGCGCCGGCCGCTGCTGTGGGCGATGGATTTCAACGTGGATCCGATGAGCTCGCTGGTGATGCAGATCGATGGAGAGGACGTGCAGGTTCTCGACGAGATCGTGATCCGGCGGGCGAGCACGCGGGACGCCTGCGAGGAGTTCTGCCGGCGGTATCCGAGCCACGAGGCAGGGCTGGTGCTTTACGGCGATGCGTCCGGAGCCCACAGGCAAACCAGCGGGACGACGGATTACACGATCGTGCGGGAGTACCTGCAGGCGGAAGGGCACCGCCTGGTAGGCTATCGTGTGCCGGAATCCAATCCGCCGGTGCGCGAGAGGTTGGCGCTGGTGAATGGAAAGCTGATGAGCGCGGCCGGTGAGAGTCACCTGTTCGTGCGGGCGCGGTGCCAGGAGTTGATTAAGGATTTCGAACAGGTGAGCTACAAGTCGGGCAGCAGCGTGGTGGACAAAGACGGCGATTCCCAGCGGACGCACCTGTCGGACGCATTGGGTTATCTGCTGTGGCAGGAGTTCGGGCCGCGGCCGAAGGTGGGTGAGATGGGGATGCCGCTGTTTGGGTCATAGTGGCCGAGGAGAAGATTCACCGCAGAGGCGCAGAGGGCGCAGAAATGACAGAGATGGAGAAGGCGCGTGCAAGAGATCAACATTGAGCATCCGGAGTATGTGGCGCGGAAGGGGACGTGGCGGCAGTACCGTGACCTCTACGCCGGCGGCGAGCGGCTGAAGGCGAACGCAGCGGAACACCTGGTGCGGAGGCAGAAAGAGCCTCTGGAGGTTTACTGCGAGCGGCTGAACCGGGTGTTCTACGAGAACTACATCGGCTCGATCATCGACTGGTATGCGGCGACGCTGTTCCGGCGCGAGCCCGTGCTGATGCTGGAAGGCCAAGACGACGCCGCCAAGCGGTTCGTCGGCGCATTCACCGAGGACTGTGATTTGAAGGGGACATCGATCACGGACTTTTTCCGGAAGCAACTGACGGACGCGCTGGTGACCGGGGCCAGCTATGTGCTGGTGGATTTCCCACGCTGTCAGGAGCCGGCCGAGAACCGGGCTGAAGAGGACGCGCGGGGAATGTCGCGCGCCTACCTGGTGGACTACACCTCCGAGCAGCTCATCAACTGGAATTTCGACGAACGCGGGAACTACGACTGGGTGGTGTTGCGGAGCACCTATCTGCGCAAGGACGAAGTTCGGGCGCGAGACTGGGTGCGGGAAACGCGATGGCTGTACTACGGCAAGGAAGAGTTCCAGATCTACCGGCGGCTGGAAGGGAAGGGATCGAAGAAGGCGATGGAGCTGGTGGACCAGGGCCGTCACGGGCTGGCCGCGCAGCGGCGGGTGCCGCTGTTCGATCTCCGGGTTCCGGAGGGGCTGTGGCTGATGAACAAGGCGGGCCTGCTGCAACTGGAACACTTCAACAAATCCAACGCGCTGTCGTGGGCGCTGACGATGGGGCTGTTCGCGATGCCGGTGGTTTATTCGGACCGGGAGTGGAACCAGATCGTCGGAGAATCCTATTACATCCAGCTTGGCCCGCAAGACCGATTCGGCTGGACGGAGCCTGAGGGTCATGTCTACCAGATTGCGGCGGATAATCTGAGCCGGCTGCAGGAGGAGATCTACCGGGTGTGCTACCTGCTGTCGCAAGCGGGAGGGCCGCTGGCAGGCCGGCAGCAGCAGTCCGGGTTGAGCAAGCAGCGGGACTTCGCGATCACACAGGAAGTGCTGCGGGCCTACGGGGACTCGGTGAAGGATGTGCTGAAGCGGGTGCTGCGCGCGATCGGGCAAGCGCGGCAGGACGAGCTGGCGGTGGACGTCTCGGGTCTGGACGAATTCGACATCGGCGACTTCAGCGCGGAACTGGTGGACGCAGAACGGCTGCTGGGGTTGGGGGTAGAGTCCAAGACCCTGCGGAAGCAGGTCTACAAAAAGCTGGCGTTCCAGTATCTGTGCGATGTCCGGCAGGACGTGAAAGAGCGGATCTCGCAGGAGATCGAAGAGTCAGTGGAAAAAACGCAGTGAGGAGGGAGCAGGAATGGAACAGGAAACGGTTCCCGGGACAGGTTCCGCCGGAGACGGGGGAGTACGTGCGCTGGTGCGCGACGTAGTGCAGGAGTTTCTGGAGATCCAGAAAACGAAGGCGGAGCCGGCCTACAAGACGGAGCTGGCCGAGGAGCGCAAGCGTCGCGAGCAACTGGAGCGGCGGCTGAACGAGCTGGTGGAGGAGAACAAACGCAGCCGGGCGCGGGCGGACGAGGCGGAGCGCAGCGCGGCGATCCGCAGCGAGCTGCAACGGCTGGGGGTGACCAAGCTGGATCTGGCGTTCCGGGCTGTGAAGGATGAGGTGCTGCGCGCCGAGGACGGGCGGCTGGTGGTGCGAGGGGCGCAGGGGGAGACGGGACTGCGCGAGCACCTGGTGAACTTCGTGAACGAGAATCCGGAACTGCTGCCGGCGCGCATGGTGGGCGGATCGGGAACCAGCGCCGGACAAAGGACCAACGCAGGTCCGAGCAGCAGCGGCGGCGTGGATCTGGACCGGATCAAGCCGGGGATGGATCCGGAGGAGATGGAGCGGGTCCGGCAGGAGATCGCGCGGATTGCATCGCAGACGCTCCACGGGGCGTAGCGGACGACGGCCGTTCGGCCGCCGGAAAGATTTCGGGCAGCGACTGGCCAGAAGTGTGGGCCGAGTTCAACGGCGCCCGAGGTGAGGGGGCGGATTCAGTGGCCCGTCCCAAAGACAGACCAAATGAGGAGTAGCAAAAGGAGAACATGCCAGCAATTACATCAACCAATGTGGCTCAGGCCATCGTGAAGCTGGTGGCGGCAGATGCACTGCCGGCACTGATGGGGAACCTTGTCATGGGGAACCTGGTGAATCGAGACTTCGAGCCGACCCTGGCGCAGGCGGGCGACACGGTGAACGTGCCGATTCCGCCGACGCTGGTGGCGAATAACATCTCGGAAGGCGGCACGGTGGTCACGCAGAACCCGAGTCTGGGCAACGCGCAGATCGTGCTGAACACGCATGCGGAAGCGACCTTCCAGATTCCCGATGTCACCAAGGTGCTCGCGGTGCCGGACCTGCTGAAGCTGTACATGCAGCCGGCGGTGGTGGCCCTGGCCGAGAAAATTGAATCGGACCTGTTGAGCCTGTATTCGTCCTACACGTCCAATGCGGCGGTGGGTAACGGCGGAACGGCGATCACCGAATCGGTGGTCGACCTGGCGGAGACAGCATTGTTCAACGCCAAGGTTCCGGCGAGCGCGGCCAAGTACCTGGTGGTGAACGGGGACACTTACTCGCAACTGCGGCAGATCGCGCGGTTCAGCGAGTTCCAGACCGCCGGGGAGGCGGGCCTGCGGGCTCTGGTGGACGGGACGGTGGGGAAGATCAAAGACTTCTTCGTGTTCCGTTCGCAGTTCGTGGTGAAGACGGGGAGCGGCCCCGTGACGACGAACAACATTGCGTTCGCCAAGGACGCGGCCGGGCTGGTGATTCGCCGGCTGCCGCAGCCGCTGCCGGGGACCGGCGCCATCGCGGAGTACGCCGAACTGGGCAGCTTCGGGATGCGGGTGGTGATGAGCTACCAGCCGGACACGCTGGCGCAGCAATTCACCGTCGATGTTCTGTACGGCAAGGGAGTGCTGCGGAACAGCTTCGGAGTGCAGGTGAGGACCTAAGCGAAAGCGACACTGGGGGCGCCGGCCAACCGGCCGGCGCCCCGATCTGAAAGAGACGGAGCGGACATGGACTTGAGAGCGTATTACCGAAAAATCAGGGCGCTGGAAGCCAGCATTGAGACGGCGGATGCAGTGGTGGTGAGCCAGGAAACGCCGGATGGCGGCAAGGCGGGGATGATGACGGAGGTTCCACGGCTGCTGGCGGCGCGGCTGGTGGTGGAAGAAAAGGCGCGACTGGCGACTGAGGAAGAGGCATCGCGATTCGCGGCCGACATGAAAGAAGCCAAGCGGATCTCCGACGAGCGAGTGGCGAACAGCCAGGTGCGCGTGGCGCTGATATCCGATGCGGATATGCGGAGGCTGAAGGGCGGAAAAGAGGATTCAAGAACAAGCCGAGGAAGAGGAATCAGCCGCGAATGAACGCGAATAAACGCGAGTTCAGATAGGAGCTGTGCATGGCGCTATTGGTGGATGGGAATGTATCAACGATCAACGATCTGCAAGGGGTTGACAGCGCGATCCTGGAGATCGCGCGGGTGGAGAACATCGATGTCACCGCGAAGCTGCTGCTCGCGGAGCAGGAGATCGGTCAGGAGATCGAGGCATTCCTGCTCCGGACCGGTGACGTTCGCTGCAGCCGGATGTTCCAGTTGGGGCAGGTGGCGGTTACCGGAGGCGTGCGGCGATGGCACACGCTGCGCGCGCTGTCGCAAGTCTACGGGGACGCATTCCACAGCCAACTGAACGACCGATACGGGGGCAAATGGCGGGAGTTCCTCCGGCAAACCCGGGAAGCGCGCGAGCTGTTGTTCTTCACCGGGGTCGGAATCGTGCTGGATCCGGTCCGGCGGGCGATGGCGCCGAACGTAAGTGTGACCGGAGGATCGCTGGCGGCGGCGAACTACGTGGTGCAGGTGGCCTGGCGCAATGCGGCGGGGGCGGCGGGGGCGGCCAGCGAAGAGGTGGTTGTCCCGACGCAAGCCGGAGAACTGCTGGTAGTGGAAGCCGTGGAGCCGCCGTCGAATGCGGTGTCATTTGATGTCTACGTTGGGATGGCGGACGGCGATCCGGCGTTGCAAACCAGTTTGCCCATCCCCGCCGGCCAGAGCTGGGCGATGCCAGACAGCGGTCTGACGGCGGGGGTGGGTCCGGGCGATGGGCAAGCGCCGAACATTTTCGTGCGGCTCAACCGGGTGATGCAAAGGGGCTGAGGATGGCACAAGTCGGAAGCGTCGCGACGAGGAAGATGGTGGAGGCGCTGCGCGCGCCGGGCGGGCTGGGATCCAGCGTGGCGTCGATCGCACAGAACGCGGGCGCCGAACTGCCGGCGATCCCGGAGGAACGGATCATCGGGCAACGGGTCGCTGCTGAGCTGGCGGAGAAGAGCCCCGGGGTGAAGTATCCGGCGATGTACGTCTACTGCGACCGGATCAAGAACTCGCTGACGGAGAAGTTCCGCCGTTTTTCCGGCAAGGCGCGCGTGGTGATCGAGGTGCGTGTTTCGCAGGACCGGATGGAGGAACTGGAGCGGGTGCTCCAGTTGTACGTGGAGGCGATCACGGTGGTGGTGGAGCAACGCCGTGGTGATCTCGGTGACGGATTGTTCTACGGAGGCGAGTATGTGGTGGAGTTCGATCCGGTGAAACACGGGGGCAAGAACTTCCTGCAGAGCGCGCGAGTGATGGTGGAGATCGACGGGAGCCTGGGATAAGAGGCGCGGAGGTGGGCTATGTCGTGTTACATCAATTCGAATGACAACCGGTTTTACGCGGCCTTGGAGAGCAGTTATGCCGCAGTCGCGGCGATCACGGCGCAGAACCGCTTTCCAGCCGTGAGCCTGGCTGCGCGGCAGGAGGTGGAACTGCCGGACCGGAGAGACAAGACCGGCGGGCGAACCTTCGTGGGGCTGCCGGCCGGTTTGCGCCGGCGCACGAACTGGGAAGTGAACACCTTCCTGGCGGGTTGGACGGACGAGACGGTGGAGCCTGGATACGGTTCGTTGATTCGGGGCGCGCTGGGGGCTGCTCCGGTAACGTTCAACGGGGGTACGTTGCAGTCCATGGTGAACCCGACGCAAGTGCAATTCGGCAGCGATCATGGGCTGTCCGAGGGGCAAGCGATCACTTGTGACGCGGACCTGCGGTTCGTAACAGCGATCGTGGACGCAAGGACGGTGACGATCAACGCACCGTTCACGAAGACACCGGCGAGTGGAGCGTTGTTAGGGAAAACCATCACCTACCGGCCGGCGGTGGATCTGCCGAGCGTGAGCCTCTTTGACTATTGGAGTCCGACCGCGGCGGTGCAGCGGATTGTAGCGGGCTCCGCGGTGGACCGGATGCGAGTGAGCATCAATGGGGACTTTCATCTGCTGCAATTCAGCGGACCGGCGGCGGACGTGATTGACAGCGCGAGTTTCAATGCCGGGCAAGGGAGCCTCACAACGTTCCCGGCCGAGCCGGCAGTCGCGCCGTTCAGCTATTCACTGGTGCCGGGGAGTCTCGGACAAATTTGGATGGGAACCCTGCCGACGCAGTTTTTCACGATTACGGCGGCCGAGGTGGTGGTTGACAACGACGTGGATCTGCGGGTTCGGGAGTTTGGGCTGGCGGGGCCGCAATGCATCACAGCGGGCACTCGCAGCGTGGCGGCCGACTTCACGCTGTTCGAGCAGACCGACGCCGCGACGATCGGACTGTACCAGGCGGCGCGACAACGATCACCGGTGAGCATCCTGTTGCAGATGGGGCAGCAGTTGGGCCACCTGTGCGGCGTGTACCTGAAGAGTGTGGTTCCGGAAGTGCCGGAGTTTGACGACGGGGAGACACGGTTGCAGTGGCGGTTCCGGAACAGCCGGGCGCAGGGCAGCGCCGACGACGAGGTGGTGGTTGCCTTCGGGTAGGGAGGGCGGGGAGATGCAGATCACCGCAGAGGCGCAGAGGACGCAGAGATTGGAGAAGGAAGAGAGTGTGGAATATTGCAGCACCGTACGAATGGAGGCGAGGTCGTGCCCGGGGGCGTGGTACACGATCACGCGGATGTCGCTGGGCCGGCGGATCGAGCTGACGAAGCGGATCCGGGAGATCAGCCGGAAGGTGGAGTTTCTGGAAGCGGGCAACGATGTGCGCGAGCGCATTGAGGCGGCGACGCTGGCGTCGGAAATCGACCGCCTGTATCTGGAATGGGGACTGACGGGAGTGCAGGGACTCACGATTGACGGAGCGCCGGCAACGCCGGAGACCGTGGCCTCAGCGGGACCGGAGGAGCTGTGCCGGGAAATTCTGGCGGCGATCCGGGCCGAGTGCGGGCTGACCGAAGACGAAAGAAAAAACTGATCGTCGCCTTCCATTTTCAAATGGGAAACCAGGCCGCCTGGAAGTGCGACGACTGCCGGAAGAGCGGCCTGGAGAGGAAGCGGCGCTGCGGATGGCTGCCGGCGGCCGAGGGGCCGGAGACGGTGGTGTGGGGACGGAAGAACGTGGCGCTCACGACTTGTCCTCGTTCCACCATTCGCGAGGAGAGCCTGGCATGGCTGGAAGAATTCCAGGTCTGGAAGCTGTTCGGGGGAGACGTGGCATTGAATTGGCCGGCACGGACGGCGGAGGCATTCACGATTCTCGAGGGCGAGTGGCGGAAGGAGTCGGGCGATGGACAAAGATGAGATCCGGAGCAAGCTGGCGACGCTGTTGCACGATATTCGGGGGAGGAATGAAGTTACAACGCCGGCAGATCTGTTCGGAGCCGTTTTGCCGGCGCTCCGGGTGACAGCGGAAGGACAAGGCGAGGAGAAGCCGCACCTGTCGGAGGCGCTCGGCGACCTGGCGCGCGAGGTGCAGCAGCTTCGCCGGACGGGTCAAACCCAAGTGGAAGCGCTGGAGACGAACACGCAGGCGGTGACGCAAAACCAGGCGGCTCCAGGAGGTGGGAAGGCGAGTGTGGTTCTGGACAAGGCGGTCTCCG